TGAAAATGATGGAAGAAAGAATGGCATCATGCGAAAGCAAGATGAAAGAAATCGAAACTAAAATGAATGAAATGTTTGCAGCATACGAAAGTAAGTTTGCATCTATTTCAGAAAGCAACACAGCTAAGTTTGCAGCAATAAACGCAATCGTAGAAGAAATTGCAGCAGAGCCAATAGTAGTAGCAGCAAAGCCAACTAACTCAACATTTAGTAAAAAAGAACGTACAATGTCAACTATTGAACGTATCGCAGAATTCAAAAAATTATCAAACAAATAACTAAAAACAAAAACTAAACAAAATGGCATTTAACGTAACAGCCTTATCGGCATACACTAAAACCAACGAAAATGTATTATTACATCGTTCGTTCTTCGAACCTAAAACTGCATCAAGAATGCAAATCTTAACAGGAGTAAAATCAACGATTCAAGTTCCTGCATTAACTGACTCTTTAATTTGGCAAAATGGTGACAATTGTGGCTTTACTGCTTCAGGTGACACAACTATTTCTGCTCGTGTATTAACAGTAGGTCGTATCAAAGTAAACAAAGAATGGTGTATTAATGATTTAGAAACTAAATACACTCAATTATTGTTATCACCAGGTTCTAACTATGATGCATTGCCAGGCGGTATTGATGCAGCATTCGTAGAAACTATTTTAGGTACTACAAAAGAAAACGTAGAAACTGCAATTTGGCAAGGTGATACTGCTTCAGGTAGCTCACAATTAAAGCAATTTGATGGTTTAGTAAAGATTATCAACGCAGCATCAGGAACAGTTCAAGCAAATGCAACAGCATTTATTGCAACTGCGGTTACTGCAATCACAGCAGCTAACATTATATCAGTAGTACAAGCAATTTATCAAGCAATACCAGTAGAAATACTTGACAAGCCTGATTTAAATGTTTACATGGGTGTAGGTACTTTCAGATTATACCAAACTGCTTTAACAAATGCAAATCTTTTCAACTTCATTCCTACTGATAACGCATTAGGACAAATGAAGATTCACGGAACAAACGTGAATATCATTTCAACTCCTGGCTTAACAGGTGTAAACGCAATCTATGCTTTAAGAGATAGCAATATGTTCTTGGGTGTTGATTTAGAAAACGAACAAGAAGACTTCAAATTCTGGTATTCAGAAGACTTCGATTTAGTTAGATTTAAATACAGAACTAAATTAGGTGTTCAGGTTTCACAAGTTCAAGAAATCGTTAAATTCACAGTTTAATTCACAAAAGGGTAGCAGCGAAAAGTTGTTACCCTTTTTAAAACCCAATTTAAAATCATGGCATGCGCAATAGTAGCAGGATACAGTCTCGATTGTAAGGACACCGTAGGAGGTATAAAAAGTCTTTTTATAACAGAACAAGCAAACATCACAGCAGTAACTGAAAATGCAAGTGGTTTTGTAACAGCAATAACAAAGTCAGCAGGTAAAAAATATTTTACTTATGCTTTAGAGCCAAGAGGCGCAAATAGTACAACTAATAACATCAACACTGACCCTAAAATAGGAACAGTAGGTTATGAGCAAACTATCGCAGCAACGTTCTTAAAAATGGCTTATGAAACACAATTCAAACTACAACAAATTATTAAGAACAGAACTTCTATAATTGTTGAAATGAAAAGCGGTCAATACTTCTTATTCGGTTCTGCATTCGGTATGGAATGTACAGGTGGAACAGGAACAAGTGGTGCAGCATTAAATGAGTTTAATGGCTACTCTTTAACATTCGCAGGAATGGAAAAAGTATTTGCACAAGAAGTAGACCCTACTATCATAGCAGCATTGTTAGTATAACATGTTAGTTTAAAATTCTTCATTGTTTTCATAGCAAAAAGCCAATCGATTAAGTTCGGTTGGTTTTTTTGTTTTAGTTTGTTTAGCAAACTTTTTAATTATTTATATTTATAGATAGTGATAAGATTCTTAAAAAATAGCACGAACAATGTAGTAGTAACTTTAACTGAAAATTCAACAGTTACAAATCCTATTTATTTGTTTTTATTTACAAACCAAACATCGAATGTACCTTACTATTTTATAGGTACAGATACAAGTGCATACAAAACACGATATAATAAGTTTAGTATAATTGAAAAGGTAAGTGCAAACACTTTAAATGGCGAAGTTACGTTAGGTTTTAAAGGCTATTATAACTATAAGGTATATCAAACATTATTAGCGAACACAAGTGGGCTTACAACAGCAGCAGATGCAGTTCCTTATATAACAAAAACAGTTGAAGTTGGTGTTGTTGATGTGGTTTTAGATGCACAAACTACCACAGAATACGATGTACAAGATGAAACAAACATAATTTACCAACCACAATAAATGGCATATACAGATAAGACAATAAAAATAGGTTTTAGTAATGACAAAGTTCCAATGTTTGTGGAGCAAAAGTCAAAAGTATGGGTTAAATATGGTGAAGAAAACAACTACCCTCAATACCTTGTACTATTATTTAATAGAAGTGCAAAGCATAACGCAATAGTAACAAGCAAACAACTATATATTAGTGGTAAAGGTTGGCAATTTGACCAAACAGAAATGCAAGGTGAAGAAGTTATTGCACTACAATCATTTATTGATAACCCTAACCAGTACGAAACACTAAACGATTTAGCTAAAAAGACTATTTTAGACAATGAATTATTTGGTGGTTGTTATATTAAGGTAGTTGGTACAAAAGGAAAGAAAGGGCAGGAGTTATACCATATTGATTATTGCACTGTAAGAAGTAACGAAGACAATTCGGAGTTCTATATTTCGGATGAATGGATAGATGAAAGTGGAAATGAAAACACATCACCATTGTTTACTACTTTACCTGCTTATGACCCAAATGTAAAACAAGCAGAATCGATTTATTACTATAAGAGTTATAGACCAAATCTAAATACTTATACTCTACCTGATTACATTGGGGCAGTTCCTGCAATTATTACAGATGCAGAAGTAGCAAACTACCATAGAGCAGAAATACAAAATAGTTTCAAAGGTAGCAAGATGATTACTTTCGTTAATGGTATTCCAAGTGATGATGAAATGAAAGCTACTGAACGCAAGTTAAAGAGCAAATTCACATCAACAGATAGTGCAGGTTCGATAGTTGTAGACTTTGCAGATGATAAGGACAGAGTAGCAATTATAAACGATTTAAGCGCAGGAGATTTTGCAGACAAATACACTGCATTAAACGATACAATTCAACAAGAAATATTTGTAGGACATAAAGTTACTTCACCAATGATATTCGGTGTAAGGGTAGCAGGTCAATTAGGTGGCAGAGCAGAAATGATAGATGCTTTTAACCTATTTACAAATACTTATGTAGCACCACGACAAGAAGTTCAAGAACAAATATTTAATATTTTTGCACCTGTAAAAGGTAAGTTAAAGATTAAACAACTTGAACCTATTATGCCTTCATTTACTGAGGCTACATTATCACAAATTTTAACTAAAGATGAGTTAAGAGAAGTGATAGGTAGAAAACCATTAGAAATTAAAAACGTGGTTTCAAATGTTGCAGATTCATTAAGTGCTTTAAGTCCATTAGTAGCAACAAAAGTATTAAATCAATTAACACCTAATGAGGTTCGTGCAATCATTGGCAAAGCAGCAATAGAAGGTGGTGATATATTACTACCAAGCGCTGATGTAACTGCACCTGCTGCTTTTAAATTTAGTAAACAAACAAGAGATTTAATAGACTACGAAACATTCTCAAAGTATGGTGAAAGTGTAGAAAACTTTGAACTTGTAAAAACTAAAAAAGTAATGTTTGGCAAGGAAGATTTTATTTCTAAAATTGAACAAGGTATATTAGACTTAATTAAAAAGACTCCAGACATAACTATTGAAAGTTTAATGGAAGTAATGAAGTTAGATAAAACGAAAGTTAGCGATGCAATAGAAACTTTAATCGGTGATGGTTTAATTGATAAAAACTTAAAGATAACTACTAAAGGAGAAAACAAAAACGTACCAACTTTTAGTGAATTATTTATAAGATACAAATATGCTGAAAGAGATGGAGTGCCATTAGTTGAGGGTGGAAAAAGTAGAGATTTTTGTGCAGCAATGATTGCTAATCCTCGTTACTTTAGCCGTGAAGATATTGAGAACATTGGTAATGATTTAGGGCAAGTTTATGACATACCTAATTATGATGCATTCAGGCGCAGAGGTGGGTTTTACCATGACCCAATTCAAGATGTAAATTTACCATACTGTCGTCACATATGGATTCAAGAACTTGTGAAAAGAAAATAAATGATGAAAAAAGTATATTATATTTATAGCCTTATTAATCCATTGGATAATAAAATATTTTATGTAGGTCAAACAATAAACCCTACTAAAAGATTTAAAGACCATATGGGTCATTTAAAAGAATCGGCAAGGGAAAACAAAGAAAAAGTTAAGATAATAAATGCAATTCTTGAAAATGGTAATAAACCAATATTTAAAGTTTTACAATGTGTTTGGGGTTTAAAGTCTGATGCAGAAAAAGCAGAAACAGAACACATAATTAATTTAAAAAACAATGGTGTTGAAATTGTTAATTTAACAACTATATATAATAGAAGTTCTGATAATGGTAAAAAGATTGCAATATCAGCACATAAGGATGATTGCGTTACAATGTTTATGGGAATAAGAGAATGTGCAGCAAAATTAAATATACACCATTCTAATATTAGTGCAGTTCTTTCTGGTAAAAGAAAAACAACACAAGGTTATAATTTTAATTATATTAAATAATATGGCAGCACAAGTTTTATTTTTAAGCGAACAAACATTAAAGCAACGTT